GGAACAATCACAAATACTAATTTACAAGTATTACAACAATCAACATCAGGTGTAATTGATGTAGCAATGACATCTGGATCAGATGTTACTTTAGCTTTATCAGATGGTGCTACCTCAAATGGTAAAAACATTTATTTAAAACTTACTGGCACAATGACAGCTAATATTAGTTTAATCATACCTGCATCAACAACTGGTGGTACGGCTACTAGAGTTTATATTATTCAAGATGCAACAGATAGAACTACAGCAAACAAATATACATTAAGTATTAAAACAGCTGGATCGTCAAATCCAATCCCTGTGCCTGTAGGATCGACAATGTTAATTCATTCTAACGGAACGGACGCAAGATTAGATATTTTACAAAAAGGTAATTTTGCAATTACATCTAGTTCTATCACTGCATATACTGCAGTAGCTGGTGATAATTTATTAATAGATACAGCTGCAGCCCAAGTTACTATTACACTACCAGCTAGTCCAAGTATGGGTGATGAAGTTAGTATTATGGATGTATCAGCAACTGGAGGATTTGGTTCAAACAAAGTGATTGTAAATAGAAATGGTCAACCAATAAGAGGTGCTGCATCTAATCTAGATCTAGCAACTAATAATCAATCGATTAAATTAAGATACACTAACGCAACCAAAGGTTGGCAATACGTATACAACCAAACAACATAGGAGTA